CAGATGCGCGAGATCGCAATCAGTGAGATTGAGAATTGAGAAGGGTGAGCGTTCACGGCTGTATTTTGCTGAGTGGAGTATTGGTGATCGGGATTGGCGTAACCCTGAAAACTGGGTGTATGCAAACCCTGCTTTGGGTAAAACGATCACGATTGAGGCTTTGCAGGCCGTGTCTAAAAAAGAGTCGTTTCTTCGTGCTCACTTAAACATGTGGATCAGTTCTCGAGGCAGTTGGCTTGATGAAGGCGTCTGGGCGTCATGCAAAACCGATGATCCGATGCCTGCCGGTGGAGTGCTGGCCGTAGAAATGTCAATGGATACCAATCGTTATGTGGGTGTCAGATCGTCAATGTTTGATGGGCTTGTGCACGTTTATGTTGAGTTCATTGTTGATAACGAGACGCAGATGTGGGAGGAGATTGACAGAGTGTTGCAGGACAAGACAGTGCAGCTTGCGATTGCTCCGACTTTGGAGATTCATGCTCCGTTGGGTGTGCGTCGTCGTATGCAGGTTGTTGGCCAGGCTGAGATGTTGAAGTGGACTGGTATTGCTCAGAAGATGATTATTGAAGGCAAGGTTAAGCACTCTGGTCAAGTGAGTTTGTCGGAACATGTGAATCGTGCGGTGCTTGTTAAGACTGGTATGGGTGTGATGATTTCGCATAAGTCGAGTCCTGGTCCGATTGAGTTAGCAAAATGTGCTGTGTGGGGTATCGCTTTGTCTAGCAAGTATCAAAATAGGTCTAAACCCATGATGGTAGTTAGGTGAACTAATATCGGCGGTGTGTCGGTGGGATCGTCGGGGTCCCACCGGCATCCCCCTGCAAAGGAATACCTATGGGATTGTTCACCAAAAAAGAAGTAACGAAAGCAGCGATCTCACCAGTCTCTGATTCGCACAAGGCTGCAGCTGCAGGTTCTTACGGTGGATACACAGCCCAAAATCAGGGCATCAACATGGTTGGGCAGTACTACACCTATTACGAAGGTGAAGCCCGTAACCGTGCAATGAGCGTCCCAACTATTTCTCGTGCTCGTGACTTGATCGCTTCAGTTATCGCTTCGACAAGCCTTGAAATGTATAACGAAGTTTGGAATGACACCGACAAAGAAATGGAATGCGTCCCGATCGCTCCACGTTCATGGTTGCGTCAACCCGACCCGTCTATCCCGTACGCAACGCTCATGAGTTGGACGCTTGATGATCTTTTCCACTACGGGAGAGCCTTTTGGTTTATTACTTCTCGGACGGCCGACGGTTTCCCTGCATCGTTCACCCGTCTGCCTGCAGGCTCAGTCACGACGCAGGACCAAACAGGCCCAGTGTTCTTTGCTCCTTCTAACGAAGTGTATTTCCAAGGCGGAATGATTGAACCTGACAACTTGGTGCAGTTCATCAGCCCAGTGCAAGGAATCATCTATTCGGCAGCAACGGCGATTGATACCGCACTTCGCTTAGAACAGTCTCGTTACCGTAATGCACAATCGTCAATGCCTACAGGCGTTTTGAAACAAACTGGTGGGGAGCCATTGTCCGCACAGGAGCTGGCCGACCTCGCCACATCGTTTAACTCTGCTCGACTAAACAACCAGACTGCAGCTCTTAACGAGTTCTTGGATTACACCGAAACTAAAGCGTTGCCGGACAACATGTTGATGGTTGAGTCTGCTGAGTTCCAAGCAAAAGAACTCTGCAGAACGTGCAATATCCCCTTCTACCTCGCTGGGGTCAACATTGGCAGTTACCAATACACCACGAGTCGTGGCGCTCGTGAGGACCTCTATTTATTTGGGGCACGGCAATTTTTGGATTGTGTGTCAGGCACTTTGTCAGGCAACAATGTCACCCCACGAGGTACATATATCAAGTTTGATATTGACTCCTACTTGGAATCAATGATTGAAGAAATGCCAACAGAAACGCCAGCAATGGAGGAATCAGACTCATGAAATTAACCCTTTCCGCAGGTTTTGCAATTGATGTTGAAGCGGCCGCAGGTGACGAAGCACCGAAGCGTCAAATATCTGGGCTTGCAGCGCCATATAACATTTCTGCGACTGTGTCGAGCAACGAAAAAGTGCAGTTCGCACCTGGTTCACTTCCCGTTGACGGCAAAGCACCAAAACTGTTCATGTATCACGACGCATCACAGCCAGTCGGTTTGGTGATTTCACGCACCGAAACACCCGAAGGCATGATGTTTACAGCGAAGATTGCTGAAACAACAGCTGGTGACGAAGCACTGCAACTCGCTAAAGAAGGCGTGTTAGATAACGTTTCGGTTGGTGTGAATGTCATTGACTCGTATCAAGACAAAGACGGTACCACGATTATTACAAGCGCCGACTGGATGGAATTATCCCTAGTTCCCATCCCTGCATTTAGCGGTGCTACTATCACAGATGTGGCCGCTTCAGCGGAAACAACACCCGACACAATCTCAGACGAAAACTTGATCAAGGAGTCCCCCGTGTCGGAACACATTGAAGCTGCAGCACCTGAAGCCGCACCTACCGCACCTGCCATTTTCGCATCGGCTAAGAAGGCTCCTCGCCTCCCATCGGCTGGCGAGTGGATGGCCGCTTACCACCAAGGTGGCGAAACTTTTGCAAAGGTCAACGCTTCAGTGCTTGACTGGAAGAAAGAAAACCAGTCGACTTACGAAGCCGCAGCTGGTGATGTCGCTACGACCAACACTCCTGGTTTGCTTCCCGTTCCCGTGTTGGGACCGTTGGTGCAGAACATCAACTTCGTCCGTCCAGTTGTCAACCGCCTTGGCGCTCGTGCGTATCCGGACAACGGTGCACAAAAGACTTTCGTGCGTCCGACGATCACCACCCACACTTCGGTCGGTGCTCAGGCCGCCGAGTTTGATGCAGTGTCCGCAACCACAATGGTCATTGCTTCAAACACCATTGCCAAGACCACTTTGGCTGGACAGGTCACCTTGTCAGTTCAGGACATTGACTTCACTTCGCCTGCAGCAATGCAATTGATCCTCAATGACTTGATGGGCGAATACATGCTCGCTTCAGACAACTTCGCAGCTGACGCACTTCTCGCTGGTGCAACTTCCAGTGGCGTGTGGGACGGTACGACCACCGACCTCATGAAGTCAATCTACGACGCTGCAGTTGATGTTTCGAATGGAACCAACTTCTTCCCTGACACGATCTTCGTCAGCCCAGACGTTTGGGGTCAGATGGGTCAACTCGTTGACGGTTCAAACCGTCCCGTGTTCCCGTATGTTGGCTCCGCTGGCTTGCAGGGCTTCAACGCTCTCGGTGGCGGAAACGCAACCACTTGGGTCGGTTCAAACCCACTCGGGTTGGAAATTGTAGTTGACTCGAATTTTGCTGCGAAGACCATGGTCATTACAAACTCGCAGAAAGCCTTTGAATTCTATGAAGCAATTCGTGGCTTGATGTCAGTTGAAGTGCCCAGCACCTTGGGACGCACCTTCAGCTTCTACGGATACGTCAGCTCGTTTGCTGCAGTGCCCGGCATGATCCGCAAGATCACACAAGCCTGATCGGAGGCCGTCGTGACGGCGACCTACACACTCCAATACGGAACGATCACCGACGGATACGTTACGGTCACCACGCTTACCTCTAACGAGGTAGTTGTTGGTGCATCCGTAACGGTTTCGGGAAGCACAGCAAACTACAACGGCACGCACACGATCTATGCAATGCCACAGTTCTTGCCAGTTGCTGTAGATGGTGAGACAGGCATTATTGAATACGATTACTCGTATCCCATTGAAAACGGGATCATGTGGTATGACGTTGATTCGACTGATGAAGAATGGCATGCTCACACAGGCACGCTGACATTTACCCAGACATGCACTTGGATCACAGGCCCGCAATTAGAAACATATTTGGGCATTACTACAAGTGGTGATGAAACAGCGTTTCTTGCTCAGTGTGCGTCAGCTGCTAACGCTTTTTGTTTTAGACGCCGTCAGGAATCTTCGTATATTGATTCGCTGACTACTTCGCCTGGTGGAGATGTCACTCTTGGTACGCTCATGTATGGTTCAGCCTTATTTCGTCAGCGTGGGTCGGTTGACCAGTTCGCGTCGTTCACTGACATGGGCTCAGCGCCCGTTGTAGGGCTCTCAGGCATCGTCAAACAGTTGTTAGGCATCAACAGACCACAGGTCGCCTGAAATGGCTTACACGGACTTCCTGAACGAAGCACTTGATGATCTCGTCACTACTCTCCAAACTATTTCGGGTTTGCGTGTTGTTAACGATCCTCGCAACATCGCTCCTCCTTGCGCTTTCGTGGATGCTCCGACCATCGAATCGTGGAACGGCAACATTGTCAAAATGTCGTTCCCAGTCACGCTCATCAGCAACGGCCCAGGCAACCTTGACGCATTGCGCCAGCTCTTGTCGCTCACGGCCCAGTTGGTCACGAAGGACATTTCAGTGATGAGCGCCAACCCGAAAGTTGTTTCGGTTGGTGGCGCTGACTATGCCGGTTACGAATTAATTATTCCTTTACAAGCTCAGGATTCATGATGGACAGATATGTAATTACAAGTAGTCGAGTCGGCGAGATCGGTAAAGCGTTTGTTGCTGGTCCGTCTGACGATATTGATTGGTTGATCGCTGGTGGCTTTATTCAGCGTTCCGACACTCACCCAAGCAAGGGTGCTAAATTAGCCAAGAAGCCCGACGCAACCGATTCTCAGGAGTAATCATGGCCACGTCGACTTACCTATCCAATCCGATCGTTTCCATCGGGATCGTTGATATTTCTGATCAGTGCACTGCAGCAACTTTGTCGCAAAAGATTACGGCGTTGCAGTCAAATACTTTTGGTGGTACTTCAACGCTGTACACCGCTGGTCTGCAGGACAACACTTTGACGCTTGAACTGTACTGGAGCGTTCAATCAAGCGAGACTTACGCAACTTTCAAATCTTTGGTCGGCACTCAAATCGCTTCAGTGACGATCAAGCAGAGCTCGGCCGCTACAAGCCCAACCAACCCTCTTGGCACTTTGAGCAACGCTTACCTTGAAGAGCTCCCCGTTGTTTACACCCTTGGCGAATTGAGCCGTTGCACGATCACCCTTCGTGGCGGAACTTTCGCTTGGACTGAATCCTGATTTAAACAAAAGTTCCTTTTCAATGACAAAGGCTCTCGGGCCTTACTGAAAACAGTTAGTTGAAAAGGTCAAACTCGACACAAAAGAAAAGGACCCGACATGAAACTGACGATCCGCTTTGACATCGGTCAAGGACCCGCCCAGATCACGACCACCTTGGCAACACTTGTTGCTTGGGAGCGTCGTTTCAAAATGAAAACCAGTGACCTAGCCGAAAACTTCGGTATGGAAGACATGGCGTTCATGGCGTGGTACACAGCGAAGATTCAAACCGATCACGGACAAACCATTCCGGTGGAGTTTGACTCGTTTGTTAACAAACTTGTAGAGATTGAGATTGTGAGTACTGCGTCCTCAAACCCTACGAAAGCGGATCACACCGCCACTCACTAGCACAGTTACTGGTCATTACAGGATGGTGGCCACCTGATGTAGACTTTGATTCGGACGACCTCTCGACAGTCGCCACGATTCTGAAGGAGAGGTGAACTATGTCAATTTCTGTTGATGGACTTGAGTCCACCTTGAAGGCATTGAAGAAGGTTCAGCCTGAGGTGCAGAAGCAGTTTTTCAAGGACGCTAAGAAGATTCTGAAGCCTGTTGTTGATGAGGCAAAACAGTTGTATCCGTATGGCGACCCAACCAAAAAGAATGGTGCTTGGCCGTCTGGTATCAGTCGTACTTGGGCACCTGGTGGACGAGGCTTGTTTCCTTATGTTCAAAGCGCAGCTGTGCGTGGCATTTCTGTTAAGACGTCTTTGTCAAAGAAAAAAGATGCTGTACTGACGATTGTGAACAAGGATGCTGCAGCTTCAATTGTGGAGTTCGCTGGCACTAATCCCAATGCCCTTTCTAGAGCTTTAGACGGTTGGGGTAGTAAGCCTCGAGTTATGTGGCGTGCATACGAAAATAATGCTGGTCAGGTTGAATCCGAAATGAAACAGTCGGTTGATGAGGTTATGAAGCAGATCAACCAGTTGACGAAAGCGTTGGTGCTGTAATGGCGATTCGAATACCGATCATTACCGACCTTCAAGACAAAGGACTTGAAGAAGCCAGGCGTCAGTTCGGAAAGTTCAAAACAGAAATTGCTCAAGCCGACGGCGTGATGGGCAAGTTTAAGGCTGGTTCTAAAGCTGCTTTTGATGGTGTCAAAGCCCAAGCAGGAAACTTGGCTATGGTCGCAGGAGCAGCAATCGCAGGTTTTGCAATCAAAGCAATTGGTGACTTTCAAGACCTAGCAATTGAGGCAGGGAAATTTGCCGATGCTACTGGTCTTGCTGTTGAAGACGCTTCAAGATTGATTGAAGTTGCTGGTGATTTTGGTGTCCCAGTTGACAAGCTTGAAGGCGCTATCGGTCGTTTAAACCGCACGATTGGCGCTGATCCTGACAAAGTGCGTGAGCTTGGCGTTGACATGGTTTACCTTAACGACGGATCATTAGACGTCAATGAGACATTCCTTAACACCATTGAACGCATCAAAGGTATTAAAGACCCTGCCGAAAAAGCCAAAGTGGCGGCGCAGCTCCTTGGCAAAGGCTGGCAGGACATGGCCGAACTTATTGAGTTAGGTGCAGACGATCTTCGTGCTTCCCTTGACAGCGTTGACGAATCAAAAATTATTGATAATGGAGAAGTTGATAAAGCAAAGAATTATCGTGCCGCAATGGACGATTTGCGTGATTCGTTTGAGAAGGTTGCTATCAATTTAGGTGAACGTCTAATTCCTAAAGTCGCTGAACTACTTGAGTTGTTAGCGAAACTACCTGAATTGTTGCGTGGCTCTGGTGGAGTTGTTGAAGACGTTTTTTCCATTGAAGACATGGCCGCTATGGGTGACGAAACTGCTATTGCTCGACTTGAGTTTGAACGCCTTGCTGATATGTATGGCGGGTATTACGAGAGTCGTGCCCAAGGCGCTAAGGACGAGACTTACAAACTTGAGCAACAAATGCTTGACCTTGAAGAAGCAACCAGTGCTACTGATGCGGCTTTTGAGAATCTGAAGAACGAGTTAAAACTTGAATCTTCTGTGCTTGACGCTAAAGCAATGCTTGAGGACCTTAAAGAAAAAGCGGTTGAAGCGTTTCAAGGTGCTGATGGTGCGTTGGGTGAATATGAACAAAGTTTGATTGATGCACAACTTAAAGTGCTTGCTCTTGCTGAGATGATTGCGTTGACTGATTCGCAAAAGAATCAGATTCGAATCTTGGTAGATACTGGTGATCTTGAGCGTGCTGTGAGTTTGATTGAAACAATTGGCGCTGGTGGCTACACGCCTGAATTGAACGCTATGCGTTTCCGTGGTGCTCGTGCAGCTGGTGGTCCGGTCATGTCAGGTGGCACTTATCTTGTTGGCGAGCGTGGCCCTGAGTTGTTTACGCCGGGTACGTCTGGAACTATCACACCAAACAGTGCGCTTGGTGGCGGTGCGAATATCACGGTCAATGTGAACGGTGGAGACCCCAACAGCATTGTGCGAGCCTTACAGCAGTATGTCCGTCAGTCGGGCCCAGTACCTGTTAACACTAGGGCCATGTAATGCCGAAGATTCAGTGGACAGTTCTTGCCGGTGCAACGGACATTACTAGCCGTGTTCTGTCAATGAACATGACAGTGGGCCGTGAAAAGTATTTAGATACTTATTCGGGTGGTCAACTCAACCTGACGATTAACAACAGCGCCAACTATGCGGCAGGTATTACCTACGGCACTGTTATAAGGGTCTATTCAGGCGCATTTGACAGCGGCTATTTATGTGACTACTGGGTGCAAGAAGTTACCTTTGACGATTACCCAGGCAACACAGGATTGAACACCGCAACAATTACGGCAGTCGATTGGATTAGCCGTGCAGGCCGTGTGAACTGCACCAATTTTGTGCTACCTCAAGCAGACACTAGTTACCAAATGGTGTTGTTTGGGGCGGCGTCATTTGGGCCATTGCCCCCAGACATGATTTTGCTCTATGCCACTGGCAGTTCAATAGCGGCAGGGATTACATACACCGGCACAGTTAATAACTACATGAACTTGCTGCAAACCACAGAACGTGGTTACATCATTATTCGTGGGTCAACCTTGTCTTTTATTCCTCGCGGTTATGTTTCAGGGTCGTCACCAATCGCAACTACATTGGGTCGCACTACTTCAGCAAGCCAAATTGCATACCAAACTTTTGAACGCATACAGAACGGCGTGCAGTTTATTAACACAGCAACAATTAGCCCTAACGGACTAGCCAGCCAAACCAGCACTAACAGCAGCTCAGTTACGACTTACGGCTCTGCGTTCTATTCGTCATCAACAGTCGATTACAACACCACTCAGGCCAGCGGTAACGCTGATTGGGTTGTCAACAATTTTAGTGACCCTGCCAGTTTGCGGTTTGCGTGTTCCTTTACTGATGTTGCCCAGAACAGCACAGCATTAACGGCATGGTTGACGCAGTGTTGGGGTGGTTATAACCGCACTATTAACTTGTCGTATCAGGTGCCGGGTGGGTCTAGTGTTACTGTCCCTGTGGTTATGGAAGGCGCAAGTATTAACGTCACGCCTGAGTCAACACAATTTGCAATGACATTTTCGCCGTTGCAGTACTACCAATTCTTTACGCTTAACAGCAACTTTTTAGGTATTTTGAACACCAGTCGACTCGGCTGGTAAAGGAGAAAAGATTATGGCCACACAGTGGACAGCACAGGGGATTACAAGCGGGGCGGTGTTGCCTGCTGCGACGCTTCAAAGCATCGGGGCCGCTACGGTCAATTACACCCCGACATTTACCCAATCGGTCAACATAAGCAAGACGGTCAATTTCGCCCGCTATTGGCAATTTCAAAAATTGGTTGTAGTCCAATTCTCATTAACGGCGACAAGTAACGGCACCGCTGGTAACGCGATTGTTGTTGGCTTGCCTCTGACGGCGTCAGGTTTTGCAAACTTGGGTATGGGTGTCGTTGGTTTTGCTGGCGGGGCGGGGCATTACGGAAACAAAATCGGCACTTGTTACGGCAATAATTCATCGTCAATCGCTTTTTTAATGCAAGACGGCGTTTCAAATCTTTTCGGTATTAACCCGTCTTTTCAAATATTAAGCGGCGACACAATTACCGCGACTTTTATGTATGAGGTGGCATGATGAAAACAGTAACTTGCACCAACGAAGCCTGCACCCAAAACGAAGTACCCGAATACTTCATGGGCGACCCCGACTATGTTGTCTGCGGTGTCTGCCATGAACCGTGTGAACTATCAGAACTCTACGACGACCCCGAATTACCAGTCATGGGCGAACCATGAAAACGCTTGCCATCGTCGCAGCTCTCGCCATCGCTCTAGTTGTTTGGATATGGGCATGACCTTCAACCCATCAAAAGCCCTAATAGCCCTAGTCGGTCTCATCTGCATGACCGTACTAATCGCAGTCAAAGCAATAGACCAAGACCAAGGCTTACCAATCATCACAATGATCGTCGGCTACTCAGTCGGAAACGGCATGGCCGCCCTAACCAACAAACCAGTCGAACCCATCATCAAAAAGAAGGAACAATGATCTCCTCCACAGTCACCGTTGGCACGACAGCCACACTCCTCATTGCAGCAACAGAGAACGCCACTCGAAACATCATCCTTGAAGCAGTAGGGAACAGCGTCCACTTAGGCGGTTCAAACGTCACCACAAGCACAGGACTAACGCTCGCTAACGGCGCTCAAATACAGATAGTGCTACCACCACATAACTCGCTGTACGGCATCGTCCCAACAGGCACACATCAAGTGATCGTTCTGCAACCATTAGGTGACTTCTAGTGAAGTTCCCTGTACTACCGATCATCATGCCGACCGACCTGACCGGTCAAACCAACGGCAAAGTAACCAAATCGGTACTACGCACCATCCAGTCCCCAGCAGGACTACTAGAACAACACGCAGCTACAGCATGGAACTGTCTGCAACTAGACGCATACTTCAACAAAATCACGCTTAACCAAGTAGGCGCATACCGCACTTACGCCACACAGCTCGCCATGTTCAATGAGCGTTACTCGACTACAGACGGTGGCCGTGTACCGCAAGTGATCCGTATTTGGCAAGGCAAAAAGTATTATTTGAAGCCAGGCAAAAGCCCGTGTGCGACACCAGGAAACAGTGAACACGGCTGGGGACTAGCAATAGACGTCGCTAATTGTGGCCTCAATTCACCAATCTGCAAATGGTTACTAGGCGACGGATTCTCCACATGTAAAGCTCTTGAATACGGTTTCACTTGGGCTGTCGCCGATCCGACCAACCCCAACTTTGAAGCATGGCATTTGCAGTATGTCACTGGGGACTCATGGACTCCTGCGGTACAGCGTGCCATTGAGCTTTTCCCCAACCTTGTAGCCTGAGTGACTTGACACCTGCCGACTAAAGTCGGTAGACAGTTCCCGACTTCAAAACCCGACTATGGAGGAATCATGAACTTAAAGCGTTTTATAGGCTTAAGCCTGTTTACTTGGCTGATGTGCGCTGCATTTGCAGTCACTGGCGAGGAAACTGTCAAACCAGTGTTTCAACCCGAAACGCCCTCTACGATCAGTTTGGGGGAATTAACGCCCCAACAGCAGGAAGATCGGATAGAGGCGCTCACAGAGCCTTCTACGACCCTCTCACAGCCAACTACGACCCTTGCACCGTTTGATCCTGAGACGAAATGTCAGGAATGGTTTCCAACTGCTATTTCGGTCGGCTGGCCCAACAACACCGAAACACTCGAAAAGCTTGGACGCCTGCTCTGGAAAGAGACCAGGTGTCAGAACGTGGATTACACACACCCGATGTTTAACGGACATGACCACGGCGTTGCCCAAATCAACGAACCCGTACACCGTGCCTATGTTGAACAAGTTTTTGGTATGCCGATGAAACAAGCAATGTCAGACCCCACACTCAACCTTCGTTTTGCTTACCTGCTCTACTCGGAGTTAGAAACAAAAGGCAGGTGCGGTTGGAAACCGTGGTCCTTGTGCTGAACATCCACCGACCCGACTGGCAACAACAAGCTGCATGCCACGACCTACCACTAGAACTGTTCTTCCCGTCCAGCGGTGTCGAGTCATTCCGGAACATGAACGTCATTAAACCGTTCTGTGATGCGTGCCCCGTTCAGCCCCAATGCCTTGAGTATGCTTTGCGTGAACCTGACCAAAAAGGTATTTGGGCGGGAACAACCGAAAACGACCGACGCAAAATCCGTTACGGACCTACACCCATCCGTTAATCTGAAAACCCAACCCGAACTGGAGACCCGACTATGGACGTTAATGAGATGATCGCCACGATCGTTAAGGCTGATACCGCTATGAGAACTGCTGAATGGCAGATTGACATGATGCATAAAGACATTGCTGCATTGCGCCGATGCTTGCTCGAATTGGCTTACATGGCTGAAGAGTACGGCATCAAGTTGTCAGACATGACTAAGCACTCTCAAGACACAATCGTGCAGGCCCGTCTGGGCGGTTTTAGTTATGAGCAGTAATCATTGCGGTAAGTGCGCTAAAGGTTTCAATAGTGCCGATCTGCGTTGCCGTTTAGAGCTTCGTGGTATCTGTTTGGATTGTGCTGAAGCCAACAATTTCGCTGGGATGACTTTGGAGGAGACCGCTAGGTGTGTGGCAATGCTCAAAGTGATCGCCGACTATAAGAAGTCAACCGCAGCTCAACGCCGACACTTAAAGGATCAAGAATCATGACTATCAACGATTATTTGATTGATTATGCGTTCAGAATGAAATGTTCAAAAGTTCCTAAAGAGTTCCAAGTTTTGCGTTATGGCCCTGAATCGGCTTTGGTGTCAGGTTTCGGTAAAACCATGATGGATATTGACGAGTTTTTTCGTTTATGGGAATTAAAAAAGAAAAGAGAACAATCATGAGTTTTAACCCAGCAGATTATGCAGAAGTAGCCGACCGTTTACCACTGTTTTGGGCTGACTGCTCAAGAGGAAGAATCGTCACCGAAATAATCGTTGATGATGGCACTCGAATCGTGATGAAGGCAGAGCTGTACGCCGACATTAGTGATTCAGTCCCGACCACCACCGGATACGCAGAAGAAATACGTGGATCGTCAATGGTCAATAAAACCAGTGCTTTAGAGAACTGTGAAACCAGTGCGGTAGGTCGTGCCCTGGCTAACTACCAGTATCAAGGCGCTAAGAAGCGTGCCAGTCTGGAAGAAGTTGTCAAGGTGTATCGGCAAGGCGGAGAAGTCGCCACCGAACCACAGCGCACCCAACAGTTGGGTAGCAAGGCTGAACCATCAAACGATGACGGCCCGACAGCAAAACAGTTAGCCCTATTGCGTTCAAAGAACTATGAAGGTGCAGCACCAACCACTAAGCGTGAAGCATCACGGATCATTGACGAGCTCATGAATGCTTGAGAAAGAGTTTCAAAAAGCAGTGATGCAACTGGCTAAGTTTCGTGGCTGGCGCATACACCACACACGCACAGTGCAGGTCGGCTCAAACCATTTCACGCCTTTAGTAGGTGATCGTGGATTCGTAGACTTGGTGATGGTTCACCCAACTCGTGGATGCATATTCGTGGAACTTAAAACAGATCGTGGCCGTGTCAGCGAACATCAAGTTGATTGGCTTGACCAGTTAGAAAAGGCTGGCATGGAAGTGCACGTCTGGCGTCCAAGCAACTGGGCTGAAATCACAGCTCGTCTAGAGTCTCCACCGGCAAGATTCGAGTTGCCTTCAACCGATTGATCTGCTTGATCATGCCAACAGGAATGGCAAGAATGTGATCAAAATGATCCTGCTCAAGAATCCTTGACTGAGCAATAACAACATGCTCATGCTTAGCGCCTGGTATCAACCAACCGACCGACGACACAATGCACGGCCCAGCATCAATGTCATGCTTAGTAGTCCATGTTTCGCTCACCGAATGAGCGTCATGCCAAACGATATGGATCAATTGTTGCTTCATATTCTTTCCCTCGGTACATAGCCCAGCCGTTAGTAATCGCAATCTGTTCATAAACGAATTTGCCGCTTACAGGATCGTACGGGATCACTGCGACACCCTGTTGCCAGTCTTCAGTCCGTCCGATTGGGCGACCTTCCAAATCAATGCCACCTTTAACGCTAGGTATCGCACCATCCACTCGACACAAACAGCCAGGTGAAGCCGCCATAACCGTTCTAGGGCCATCAAAATCGTCTCTACTGCGCTCAGCCCACTCACGGCGGTGAATATGCCCATACACCACACTGACCTTCTCAGACGCCAAATACTTGTGAGCTGTACTGCCACCACTGGCAACCTTGTCACCATGAATGATTCGCAGCTCTGGAGTGACCCAAAAATGAGCGGCTGGATAGCCAGGCTTGTACTCAATATCAGACTGGTCAAAACGACACAGATACGGCACACTCATCACAGGCCACTCCTTAGGTGTGCCACCACGCTTCAAACCAAACGACGCTGAAGCGTTCTGCAGAATGTACTTGGATAAACGTTCTTCATGGTTACCTGCCAACCACACGATCTTGGCTTTCGGTGCAGCCGCTCGAATCTGTGCACCCAACACAGTCGCACGATCAATCGTTGCCTGAGTAGTGCGCTGGTATGCAGGGGTCACCACATATTTGCCTAATTCGGCGAGGTCTAAGTTATCCCCAACCAAAACCACAAGCTGTGGATTCACGTCTTTGCATATTTCTAATGCGACAGCGATAGCACGCTCATCATGGATCGGTTCAAGTTCGCCGGTCGCCGTCGTGAAATAACCGATTTGTATGTCGGGAAAAATAAAGCATTTGTCCCAACCTGACTGCGTTTTCAACGCCCTATTCACTGGCAGTTTGATCGCTGGACCTTGCTTGATCACTGGCCACTCAGGACCCAATTCCCACTTAGGCGAGAACTGGATGGTGGTCAAATCATGCACTTCGGTCTTGCCTAGTTCGTTCTTAGCGAGCGTTTGTCGAATGGACATAGTTTTGATCTCACCGATCTCATCTATGTCTATCCCGTTGCGGTTAAGCAGCTGAGCGATACGGCCAAGTTGGCGTTGCATAAGCAAACCTTACTGCTTACAAAGGTTTAGTGGGGGATACTTGACAATTAGCACCACCTGGTGAGTATGATCCGTTTACCCGTTGAAAGGACCCGACAGTGAGCACAGAGTTCATCCAGCC